TGCATATAATAGCCATGTTATTGATGCTGTTAATAATGCAAGAATTTATCTTAATGAAATGGGTAAAGTAAATATACAGGCTTTAAAAACTTTAAGGGAAGCTATATGGTTAAAAACTGTAAATGAAGAATATTCAGACAGTAGAAAAATTGTAAATCTTACAAATAGAAAATTAAAATCAATAGATAAAAATATTGAAGCTGCAGTACAAAGAATTGAATTAGGTATGAAAGAGGGAGGGTATTATCCTCAAGTTTTATTAAATGATGCTATTAGATTAAAAGGTCAGGTTAATAAATTATTAGAGCAAGAATCATACAAAGGTATAGACGATCAAGTTTCTGTAATAGCAGAAGATTTAACTGCTATGTTAAAAACTAATCTTCCAGCAAATGTAAAAGCTCAAAACACACTTTTAGAAAGAAGGTTTTCAGAAAATCCATTCTTTATATTAGAACAATATGGATCTCAAGCTATTCAATTTAACAAATTAAATACTATTGCTAGAGAGTATCAAAGAGTGCTAAAAGTTATGCAAAATCCTAAATTAACAGCTAGTTATTTAAAAGGATTAAGTAATTTTATTGATTCTGAATTTACAATAGCTACAAAAGGGCTTCAAAATAGACCTGAATGGCTAAATAAATTGACTAGAAATGTAAGGCTGTTTGAAACATTAAAAGCTATGGGATTTGGTGTTACTGGTGCTGTTAGAAACGTTGCTTCTGCTCAATTTTTTATGTCAAGTATGGGATTGTCTGCGATTAGGACTGTAAGAGCAGCTTTAAAAACTGGTAATATTATAAATGAAAAAAAAGTTGGAAACGTTAAAGTAAAATCAGCTATAAGTTATTCTCAACTTGCAGAAACTGTAGGTAAAATACAAGGGTTTACTTTTGGTGATATAGGTCAAGAGTTGTATGCTGAAGGTATATTAAGTAAAGAAGGTTCAGAAAAATTAGACTTTAAATATAATGATAAAACAGGTCAAGTAGAAGTAAGAGAAAATAGATCTTCTGGATTTTATCCTGTAATAGACTTTATAAAAACTCAAATAAACAAGGTCCCAGTTCCAGGCAGTGATGGACAGGGGATAACTTCTTTTTTAGCTAAAACTCCTGAAATTTTATTATCATTTCATAGATGGGGAGAAAATTACACAAGAAAAAAAATGTTTAACTACGCATTTGTAGAGGCTCTACTTAATTATCAAAAAAATCCTGAGTATTGGTTAAAACACAACGGAGATAAAATTAATCTTGAATCTCCAATGACAAATAAGATAGTAAAAGATGCTGCAAATGTAGCCTTATATACTGTTAATAGGTTTGCAGGTGAGTATGCTCTTCACGCTAAATCAAGAATATTAACTGGACATCCAGGTAAAGTAGATATAAATAATAAACTTTTAAATAAACTTGAAGTAGGTGCTACAGCTCTTACTTCTTTAGGTACTGGATTATTACATTATCCTATGTTCTTTATGGATATGCAATATAAAGTATTAGAAGGTACTGCTTATGGATTAATGTCAAAAAGTTTTAAAGGTTCACCTGAAGCTAGATATTTAGGTAATTATGCTGCAATAAGTGCTTTTATAGGATTAGCTTCTGTAGGCTTAAATGCTAATATGTTTAATATATTTGAAAATGATTTAATTAAAAAAATACAAAACTTATTTAGAAATATACAAGGCCCAGATTCTGATGAGTTAAATCCTAATGGAACTATAAAAGATAATGCAAAAGGTTATTATGGTATTGCTTCTGATTTTACTGGACCTATAGTAGATGATATAGCATTCTTAATGATGGCATCAAGACTTATTGAAATGCCTGATAGCGATATAATGAGAATGGCATTTGGCTATGATAAATATTTAGAGTCTCAAGGAGGTGATGCTAAGGATAGAGCCTTTTGGAATAGACTTGGTACATTTTCAGGATTTATGGCAAATAAAGCTTTACCTAGTATCTATAATGGTAGATTAATGAGTGATTTACCAAGACATGTTTTTGCAGCTTATCCTACTCCTGAGATAAAGAAAATTAGAAAGTGGACTGGTTTATTTAAGCAAAGTAAAATTAAGGGGTCTAACTATTTCTTAAATAAAAAGAATGTTAGAAAGAAAGATAAGAATAGTAATACTATAAAGTTTGAACAGTTATTAAGAGATTTAAATAGATAAGGGAAAAGGGTGGAGAACAGAAAGGGAAAGAATCTCCACCCCTAGGCAACAAATTACCAACCTAATCTTATATAAAGGCTAATATTTATATTAAATAATTGAATTGATATTCCATGTCCAGACAGCTCATTTCCAGATAAAGTAACACAAAACATTAGTATATTTAAACTATAGTAATATCCTTCAGTTTTATCTACATATAACCCAATTAAATCATTTCCGTAAAGCATTTATCTCCTTCTCTAATAATTCTATAAAGTGATCAAATTCTATAGTTACATATATTTTTGATCTGTTACGTTTAAATACTAATACAGGTTGTCTATCATCACTATTGCCATCTGCTTGTTCTAGTGATCCCCATAAATTTAATCTTTCTTGATTCTTACACTCAAAACTGTATTGTATTACTTTTTTTGCTGCTGGTGATAAAACAATATCTTCACCACTCATTCCCATGACCTGAGATTCTATATCATTCGTCTCAAGAATCCCCGTAGACACAGAGCGAAGGCGGTCCCTCACTAGGTTTTGCAGTTTCCTGCCTTTGTTTTTTGCGGAACGTGCTTTCATATTCTCCCTCCCTTACTTTTCTAAGAGCATTGTTTTGTTCTATTTGATCTTGATTTAAAGTTTTATATTGACCTTCACCAGTTATCTCATAACTATCTGGATGCAAATCTTTGTATGTCTCTATCATGCAATCAACTTGTTTTTTTAGTTTTAATAAATCTTCTATCATATTGCCTCCTTATACCCCCTCCCTCTTTGATACAAACATAGGAATTTGAGAGAGGGGATACAGTATTATATTAGTTTCCATGTATGGGTCATCTTACCCCACACACCTTTTTTCATTATATTAGTCTTCTTAAGTTTACCATCATTAGTTAAGTTAGTCATAGCTCTTCTAATGCTAGTAATAGGATATGTAGTTTCTGAATTATCAACTAATATGCCCTGTATTTCATCAGGACTTAAGTTTCTTTTATAATGATTAAATATAGCCATTATAACTTCTTCTTGTTTATTAGATGATTCTATACTACTTCTAAGTACATCTCCTGTTTCGTTGTTAGTGTTGTAGTACATTACTTCTCCTTCATTGATTCAAGGACCTCTAATGCACCGATACACTTATAGAATGCAACCTCTAACTGATTCTTTTGATTAGTCAGATGTTGTATTTGAGCTTCTAAATCATTTATTTGTTCTTTAGCTGCATCTATTTTGTCTGTTTGCTTTTTAGCCATTTTTACTCTCCTTTTCTTTTTCTCTTAGCATTTTTTGGTACTCATATCTACATCTTTTAGCATACATTCTAGGTGTATAATGAGTATAGTCACGTTCTTTAGGATTTTGACCTAATCCTATATCTGTTCTATTCATAAAATGTATAAATTCACTAGCCCTCATATGGGACCATTCTTAGGTTATCAAATCCTAGTTTAATATTCATTGATTCTTTCTCTCTATTCTTATCACTTACAAGTTGCAACATTTGTATTTTACCTTCTTGATCCTTAAATGGTTTAAGAGATAATATTTTATTTGCATTGTAAGCAACTCTGAATGAGCCTCTAGATGAAGCTATATTCATACCTTCTACCATAGCTTGTTTACTAATCTCACTAACAGTAAATACAATTACATTATGTTTTACTGCAAGTTCCATTAATGCTTGACTAGCTTCCTCAACTTTCATGTTATGATCGTTCTTTTTGCTCCTAAATAGCCCCATATGGTCAACAACTACTATTTCTGGCTTAACAGGCAAGGTAGCAATTCTTTTCTCTAATTCATGCGTATATAGAGATCCGAAGTCTACAGTTAGCCAATCAAACTTCTGACTAATACCATTGTTATACTTTCTATAGTGTTCTGCTAATTCTTCTTCTGACATACCAGTTTCAATCATAGCAAATCTAGACCATATTTGTCTAGGTGACATTTCCATTTCTATAAAGTATGTTGGTCTTTTAAATGCAACCATCATATTTTGTAGAAACATTGTTTTCATAGAAGCAGGAGGAGCCTGTAAGATTACTACTTCGCCTGGATATATAGGAAAATCACATCCATAGGCTTCTTTAAAGTTTATAGGATTTAAATCTCTTTTATAAAACTCAATCATTTCTCTTTCCATAGATTCAGCATCCATAGTATTTTGAGATTTCTTAGATTTAAATAACCTGCATGTATTTTGACAATGCTTATCCATAAGAGTGTCATTACATCCATATCTATAACCATTACCATCATGTCCCTCGTAACAATTATCAATAATTGCATCTAATTCTTTTTGAGTAAATGGCTTTTCTTTGCTATCTACTCTTTCTCTCCAATCATTCATAATCAGTCTAACTGTTTCCTCTGGGTATAACCATCTCATCCATGCTGATAGTCTAAGTGCTACCATATGTCTACTACCTATAACGCTACCATATAACATTCTTTGTATACATGGGTAATTCATTGGATCTGGTTGTCTACCTTTGGAGGAGACAGGCTCCTCAATCAGCTGTTTTTTGTGCGAAGATTGCTGATTTGCTCCTAATACATCAAACACAACATTACATTCAATGTCATCATTTAATATTTTTTGTGGTTGTTTAGCATAAGATTCTAATTCTTGCAAAAACTCATTATCATCTTTATCTAATACATTTATAATAGGATCAATCTGAACTTTATATAAGTTAGACTTACTATTTTTAGTATTTAACAACCTTATAATTCTTGTTTTATCTGTAACTGATGGATCTGCATACTCAAATATACCTTTGCTAGTTAACTCTTGTTTAACTTTCATGTGCAAATCATCACATGGTTTCCATCTAAATGCAGATGAGTGTATTCCTACATGAAAACCTGTGCCACTAAAATACGTATTATAAGCAAGATTCATATCTTCTAGTATAACGTATAGTCCTAGTAATTTATCTCTTGCATTTAAGCTATTTGTTCCATCTACATCTAATATAAATTCATCAGGCATATATATTAATCCTGTATATCCTGCTAATTTACCTTTCTTTTGCACATACTTTTGAACTTCTTCGTCATAATCATACAAAGATACAAAAGTGTCTCTATCTAATCCCATCCATTCACTAGCTTTAGAAGCTTCTTGAAAATGACATCTATTAGATAATCCAAATGCAAATTCTTTTATCATCTTTTTCCCCCTCCTTTTTTAAATTCAATCAACATATTGTAAGGCCAAGGTAACTCTTTTTTTAATCTTTCTACTTTTTTATGGTAAGGTTCTACTCTTTTACCCTTTGTTTTGTTTGCCTCTTGAGCACCCTTTTTTGACCTTGACTTATCTCCTAATTTTGCTAAACCTGCCATATTTTCTCCTTTTAAATTTTTGGTAACTCCTGCAACTTCCAGCCAGGCAATAGTAAACAACATATGAATAACTCATAAACATAATAATCTGAATCTATGAAAGATTTCTGAAATGTCAGATAGTAAACTGAGTACTATCTAGGGAGTTTTTATACTGTTACCAAAATCTTTTATATAGAGAGCCTCACATATTCCTATTGCCTTATATCACAATTTGCAGGACTCATCAGGACCAGTTATTGGCTCTCTATAT